TGATCAAGTTCCTTATCTATTAGAATATATGCGGTGGAATAAAATAATTGGGGACTGGGAAGAGACTTTAAATCTTGGGCAAAGAACTAGTTGGCTATTGAATAGGAATGATAATCAGTTAGATAATTATAGACGATTATTATTAGAACATATTTACGTTCCAGAAGATGCTAGTTGTTTAAGGAAAGATTCGAGAGGACTGTTTTTTAGAAGCGCAAGTATATGTACCGAATTAAGATTCTTTATGGCAGATACTTATATTGCAGCCACAATAATTCAACAGAAAGTGGTGACGCTTACTAACAATGTACTGGACTGGAACTCTCTTAGGAATTTAGCATTGGCTACTGCACAAATGGTTTTTGGTGTTGATGGTATTCCTATACTGATAGAAATTAGAGATAATCAATATATCCAGAGTGAAAATATGGGTATTAGGCAGAGATACAGACCGGACACATGGCTAAGAATTGCTAGAAACGCAGCAGAAGCGCTTAAAGATCTGGAAGGGGAAATAGATGTTCGTTAAAATAGGACCGTATCCAACATACCGTTGGTACCATTATTACTTATACAAGTTAGGTTTTAAAAATGAACCTAAAATATCAGTGCGTATCGATGGCCATGACACTTGGAGTATGGATCATACGTTATCATACATTATTGAACCAATGCTCAAGCAACTCAAAATTACCAAGCATGGTGCTCCGTTTGTAGATCTAAAAGATGTGCCTGTAGAACTTCGTCCTACTAAGAAAGAAATTAACTCATACACTAAGAATGGTGACACTGATGATAAGTTCTTTGCCCGATGGGATTGGGTACTTGATGAAATGATTTTTGCCTTTGAAAATAAGCACAACGATTGGGAAGAGCAGTTTCATTCTGGCGTACACGACAGGAGAACAATTGAATGCGAAGATGGAATGTCTGAATGGGTTAAAGGTCCTAACGATACATTTGAAGTTGATTGGAAGGGACATACAGCATATCAAAAACGCATAACACAGGGCTTTAAATTGTTTGGCAAATACTATGAAGCCTTATGGGACTAACTATTTTGTACCGATAGCCATAAACCTATCGTAATAAACTTTTCCATTCCAATCATAATAAAATTGTTTAACTTTACCCGTGTAGAATGTATCTTTTAGTCCTACATTTTCAATCAATTTTTTCTCACTATCCACACAATTAATTCCATACATCTCTTCTATAACGTTAGAAGATTGGCAAGCAAATATTGCATGTTTGTTTGCTGTCCTAAGATCATTTAATGGGTACATCTGTTCAGCACCCATTGTAATTACTATATCTACTTTCAATTGATTTAACTCATCAAAAGCAAACGGAATATCTAAGTTCCAGTGATTTATTTTGATGTATTCTTCTGTAATATAATGCCCATTAAACACCTTAGAGAGTTCTAAAGCTTCGTTATCTATATCAACTAGGTGCAATTCTCCTACGGACAAGTTCTCACATAGTAAAGGAACTAAAGGGATGCCTAACCAGCTGTTTAATACAAGTATATTAAATTGCTCGTCTTTTAAATAGTTATCTAGACTCTTCTTAAGCTCTTCAACTAACCAAATGGCTCCTTCCATGGTGTTTGGGTTGAGAGCTTGGCGAAAGTCGTCGTGCTTGTGTTTCATCTCATGTTCAACCTTGGCAAGTCCATCACCCCAGTATTTCATGCTGTTTAAAAAATTAAAATTTAACATCTTCCTTCCTTCCCATTGAATCGAATAAACAGACATATGGTATTTGTCTGTAAACTTGTGTTTCTACATCATGAGGAAATATGTACCCATGATTGTAACTGTAAAACCATCCTATAGGAAAGTATTTAATTCTTGCCACACCTTTGTGACTAAAGAAATTATCTATTCCCCGATAGTACCATAAGATCTTATCTATGTGTGTTTTAAAATAAAGAGTTATGTTCTCTTTATCTAAGTTATCATTCCATCTTAATATACTAGAATTAAGTTCTGTAAATCTATGTGGAATGTGTTCTGTTTCTTCTTTCATTTTTTCTAAATCGTGCCAGTGTGTTTGACCAAAACATAAGCAATCTTCAGGATCAAAGTTGACAATATCATCTATATTCTTTTGGATAATAATATCTAAATCAAAGAATAAATTATCTCCTTTCTTCCTTACAACATTATCATCAAATAAGTACATCTTATTCCACCACTTTTTCATCTTGTTATTTTTTGGCAGTGGTATAACATTTACTTCTTTGTCAAGTCCTTTAGGACTTTCTGTTAAACAATGGAACGTAAATTTATAAGACAAATGTTCTTTACACGATTCTAATATTTTATTAACGTGGTGTGAAGAATATTTCGTTCCCCATTTAACAGTATAGATATTTAAATGTTCTATGTGCATGTATTTATTGCCAATGTTTCAGTAAGTTTGGATCAACTAATTCATTCTGCTTAACATTTCCCCTTGTACCATCATCAAATGGTAATAGGTCTACATTAAACACGCAGAGAATACAGTTAGGTCTGTATATTTTTGTTTTCAAATCATCGTCGTCCCAACTACGTCCTCGGTTATACGAGTAAGCATACTCTGCTGGAAAATGATCCCATAATTTTTTACCCCAATCACCCCATCTCCAACTGTGGTAATTGTCTGTTCCGTCTGTAAATGTGAACCAAATCTTTTCTTGGTTTTCTAATACGTCTTCCCAGATACATTCTGCTTGATCGTCGCTCCATATTTGACAGCTGCCATTTGTGTATGCTCCATGGGATAATTTAAATCGTCTTGTTTTCATTGGTTTAGGATCTTGCCACCATGATCTTAACTTGGTTGGTCGTTCAAAGTTCCAAGTGAGCAATGGTTCTATATCATTTTGTATGATTACATCTAAATCAAAGAATACAAACCTGCCTGTTGGTTTATCCTCAGCAAAATTGTGAGTATTAAATACCATTGTTTTAGGCCTATCCCAACACCTTGCTAATCCATATTTAAAGTCATCGGTTTTAAACCAATACTTAGGATGTATGTTAGGTATATCTGGAAAAGGTATTACATTTATATCCTCATCAAGACCTTCAGCATCATCTGTATAACAGTAGAAGTGGAAGTCGTGTTTAGGATCTGTATGTCTTCTCGACATATTATATAATCTATTTACAAAATGAGGACCATATCTGTCACCCCATTTTGAACATACAATATTAACTCTCATAGGCTGCTCTTGCTATAACATATTTTTTAGCGTATTGTAATCCCTCACTTGCGAGTAGATCAATAATAGCTTTACATTTATCATCGAAATCATTTAAGTCTGAATGAACTACAATAGTAGAAAAACTTGCGTCCTTTACTAGCTTGATCAAGCTATCTTCGATTGTATCAAAGCTTCCTTGTATTACAATTCCATTTTTTATTTTTAACATATTCCTTCCTGTTCATTATGTATTACTTGCGGGTTCAATTTTAATAAATTATTAAAGTACCCTTTATAAAAATCATTGGTAAATATAGTCTCCAAATTATTTTTATTAATATTATTCTTGTCCCAATCATATAATAGTTCTGTTTTATGTTCGGGAGAGTCGTGTGCTGTCGTAACGTTTAGCGCTACATGTTTACACGGGAAAACATTTCCTTGAGCGTTTAGATAAAATTGGTTTTTAACTTTACCTTCGCATTCAACGTGTGGACTAAAAACAATCTTTCTTTCTTTATATATATCGTCCTGTTGAACTGTTTTTAGTGTGTGAAAATCTATAAGACTATAATCAGGCATTTCCTTTTTGATCTTTTTCTTTTTAGGTTTAACTTTTTCCTTCATTTTATTTTTATATATGAAGCCGGTAAAGTTATATTTTTTAGATAATATTTTGGCTTTCTTTAAATCTTCTACTTGAGATAAATGTGTTTGAGTATAATGCCAAAATACTCTACACCCTTGCTTTAGTAATGCCTCAGCTCTTTTTATAACTTGTTCGTCTGGGTTTGCTGTGTTTATATGAATAGTTATGTTCCCTATATTTTTAGAAGCAAACGTTCTTTCTTCGTTCCATTGTGAAATAAAATTGTTATAAAATAATACACCTAAATTGTTCCACCATATAAGATCATTTTCTTTTGCTTCTGTTTCTAAATCTATAGCTATACCCCAGTCACCCATTAGGTATTGACATATTTCAATTAATTCTGGGTTGGCAATGGGTTCACCTATAAGTTTAATCCTTTTAAATTTAGATCTTCTTATAAAGTCAAAGTCAAAGTTCTGTTCTATTAACCTTCTAGTTAAATGAGAGGTGCTATTACTTAATTCCATTTCAACTCTTTCAGGTAAGTAAGGATATAGATCTGTTTCTCTATTGTAACACAATTTTAATTGTTCTTCAGTAAAGTCCTCATACCAATAAGGTAAGACAACTATATCTCCTTCAGTCTTTTCTGGATAGTTATGGTTTGTGTTCTGTATAAAAGAGAAGTTAGGAACTTCATTACTATAAAAGGCATCAGTAAACGAATGGTTTTGAAATGTCATATCGTCTTCCATGTCATCCCATTTTGTTAATATTTTTTCTACTTGTTCATTACGATTACAAACATAACAGAAGTTACCATCTTCTAATATTAATTTATCTATACCTTTAGTCTTATAGTTAAAGAATTCTTTAGGGTTGTTCAGTATAACATTGGGTGTTACAAATAAGGATACATCTCCTGGTTGTGTGTGTTGCATTATGTCTATCTCTAACCAGTCTTTTCCATACTTAGGAACATGAAAAGTTATGCCTTGAATATAACCTTCTTTCTTTTTACTGGTTTCTAATAACTCCATTTCATCTTCGTTGGTAAAGACAATGAAGTCAAAGGGATCTACAATTAGTTTCTTCGCCTGTGTATAAAACGCGTTTATATGTCGTTGACTATAATTGCAGTCTAGCTGATTAGCTATTAGTGTTACCATTCCAAAGTCTCAAAAGTTTCTCATCTTGTAATTCATCAATTTTAATCTGTCCCTTTGACATCGGATGAGGAGTTAAATCCGTATTAAATATACAAAGTTTACAGCTTTCTCTATATTTATGTCGTTCTAGATCGTCCGGATAACGCATTCCTCTATTGTATGAGTACGCCCAATCATAAGGTATGTTAGTCCAGAACTCTCTTTGTCTCCAATAGTGATAGTTATCTGTCCCTTTAAAGAACGTTCTAAAAATTTGTTGTTCTTCTTGCAATGCGTCTATGAATATATGTTGACATTGATCCATGTTCCAACACATCATACTTGAGTTGAAGTATGTACCACGAATCTCTATAAATTTTCTATCGTGTTTATGCCTAGGGTCTTGCCACATGCTATGTATAATTCTGGGTTTAAAAGCCAGCTCGTCTAAGTCAGTTATATCATTTTGTATGATAACATCCAGATCGAAGTAGGTCCATTTCCCTACATATCCAAGCCATTCGTGAGAGTTAAATACAAGAAACTTAGCCCTGTCCCAACAATAGTTCTCTTTCCCAAACCAATATTTAGGATGTAACGGTTCTATATCTGGTATTTTTTCTGTGGCACAGTCTAATCCTTTCGCTTCATCGGTAAAACAGGTAAAGGTAAACTCCTTATTGTAGTTTTCTCGCACCATACGGTACAAGTTATTTACATATTTGGGTGAGTATTTAGTGCCCCATTTGATGCAAACAAAGTTCATCATATTCTTTTTCAATCTCCGGCCAGTGATCTAGCCCATTTAATATACATATCGAGTATTCAGGTCTGTATTTTCTCCCTGAAAACAGATATGAATATACTTCATTTTCAGGTAAGTGTTCAAAAGTAAAGCCTTCATGATATAAAAATGTATCATCTCCATTAGGATACTTTACTATATATTCATCTTTTTTCTTATTATAATATTCGTAAATATGTGTAAGATCCTCCCAAAGCATTACGCTTGAGTTGAAATTACTTAGTGGAAAGTCTGATCTATATGGAAAGTCGTGAATGTTCATTTGTTCAAACCCTTTATCTTTCCACCATGTCCATATTATTAAAGGGTTGCCGCTGTATAGCTCAAACAAATGATCAATTGGTTTCTGAATTCTAACGTCTAAGTCTAAATATAGTATGGTTCCAAGGTCATTATATTTAAATAAATTTAATTTTTCCATACACCCTGGGTCGGGTTCATTATCCATATAAATAACTTGTATATTAGGATCCAAGTCCTTTGGATCATCAGTGACACAAACATAATTATATTGGCCTTCGGTATGTTCATAGATTGAATTGACGGCGTTTGCATCATATTTGTCACCATACTTTAATGTCAAAATAGTTTTCATTGTAATAGTTAATATTTATAAATAAGATGAATAACAGTTTTTAGAGATTGCGAGATGGCCACTGTACAAAACATAACTATTGACCAAGGTACGACGTTTAGTCTAACGATTAATCTTACGAATGATGATAATTCAGCTAAAGATTTAGCGAATTATACAATAGCATCACAAATGAGAAAATCATATGAGGCAGCGACAAAGACGGAGTTTACTACGGTAAAAATAGATGCTACAGGGGAAATAACAATTTCATTGACGGCCGCTGAGACGACATCAGTTAAAGCAGGCCGGTATGTTTATGATGTAGAGATCGCAGGAACAGATCCTGTGGAAACTCTAAGGGTATTAGAAGGCCTCGTAACAGTAACCCCACAGGTAACCAAGGCAGCTTAGGAGGATAGATGGCAGTAACAGTTACACCGCAGTCCGGACTACGCGTAAACGTAGGCCTAGGAGCCGCGCGTGTTGTTACAACACAGACTACTTCTGCCAGAGTGGGCACTTCATTAGATGATCTATCAAGTGTAGATACATCTGGTGTACAAGATGGGTATACTTTAGTTTATGATACGAGTGTAAATAAGTGGGTGGCTCAGATATTAATTGCAGCAGCCCCGACTACAATCGATGGTGGGACATTTTAGTCAAAAATAACAAAACATTTAAATTAGGAGAAATTAAATGGCAACAGTAATTCAAATTAAACGAAGCACGGGTTCAGCAGCCCCTTCGACGGGTGATTTGGTTGAAGCTGAATTAGCGTATTCAGAAGATAGATCCGGTAGTGGTGCAGCTGCCAAGCTTTATATTAGTTCTATAGACTCAGGTGGGTCGGAAGTAATACAAGAGGTTGGTGGTAAATACTATACCGATCTTATTGATAACGCGGCTTCAGCAAATACTGCCTCCACTCTTGTTAAAAGAGATGGAAGTGGTAATTTTTCCGCAGGCACAGTAACTTTTGGATCGCTAAGTGATGGATCAGTAACGGTAACAGCATGGGTAGATCAAGACGATATGTCTTCAAACTCTGCTACGTTAATTCCAACACAGCAATCCGTAAAAGCTTACGTTGATTCACAAGTAACAGCACAGGATATGGACGTAACGTCTGACTCCGGTACTATTGATATTGATCTAGATTCAGAAGCATTAACTATTGCAGGGGGCACAGGTATTTCTACAAGTGCATCCGGTACAACAGTTACAGCTACTCTAGATAATACAGCAGTTACAGCAGCTTCTTACGGATCAGCCTCAGCAATTCCAGTAATAACTATTGATGCTCAAGGACGTATAACAGCGGCCAGTACAGCAGTAACCAGTTCAGTACTGACAATTGGAGCAGATTCAGGTACAAATGACACCGTAACGGTGGGAACAGATACCTTAGAATTTGACGGAACAGCCAATGAAATTGAAACAACAGTTTCAAACAACAAAATAACTATTGGATTGCCTAACAATGTAACAATTGGTGGTAATTTAACAGTATCAGGAACAACTACAACAGTTGCTTCTACAACCTTAAGTGTTGCAGATCCACTTATCATATTAGCTTCCGGTAATAACAGCTCTGACGTTGTTGATATTGGTTTATACGGCTTATTTGATACTTCAGGATCACAAGACTTATATGGGGGTCTATTTAGAGACGCTAACGATTCAGGTAAGTGGAAACTTTTTAAAGACAACCAAGCAGCTCCAACCACAACTGTTAATACAGGCGGTACAGGTTATGCAGTAGCAACACTTGTTGCTCACTTGGAAGATTCAAGTGTAGCAATTACAGGTGGTACTATTACAGGCATTACTGATCTAGTAGTAGCAGATGGTGGAACGGGTGTAGGCACTTTTACAAGTAATGGCGTATTATATGGTAACGGAGCAGGAGCTATACAAGCAACTGCAGCAGGTACCGATACATATTTCATGTATTCTAATAGTGGGACACCAGCATGGACCAACGTAATTAACGGTGGAACATACTAAATTTAATTATAGGGAATGAGAATGACAGAACAGAATGATCAAAGTGACTTGATTAATGAATATATTAAAAACTTAGCGGCGAAAGTCAACGAGTTACAAGCGGAAAACATTTTATTAAAAACTAGATTAAGTCTTTTGGAGACAGCGAATTTGGCGAAAGTACAACAAGCACAACAGGAACAGCAGGTGCAAGATGGTGGAGGCTTTGGAGCCCAAGAAGCACCTAAGGTAGATAAACCAGCACCTACACCTGCCCCTGAGGTGAAAATGAATGCTCGCCCAGGTTCACAGAAGAAAAGAGACTTATCAGGACAATTTATAGAGGAGAAATAATATGGCGATAGTAATTAAGATCAAAAAATCTGAAACGGCAAATGATGCACCAACAACCTCAGATCTCGCAGTCGGAGAAGTTGCATTAAATACAGCAGATAAAAAGATCTACGTAAGGGATTCAGCAGATTCCATTATAAACGTTGCCAACTATGTTGAAGCAGACTTATCCTTAGTATTCCCAACAGGAGACTATGGTAGTGTTGCAAACGCATTAAGTGAAGATGCCTTTGGACAGTTAATAGACAAAATCTATGATCTGAAAGGAGATTACACTTCGGTTAATCCTACTATTAAAATGCGGGTCGCTACTGAAGACTTAGGCGCTCTTTAATAACTAATAATTTAGGGGAAAACACAATGGCAGTTACGGTACAATTTAGAAGAGGCACAGCAGCACAGAACAATGCGTTCACGGGTGCAGCAGGTGAAATTTCTGTGAATACTACTAACAATGCTATTAGGGTCCACGATGGAAGCACGGCAGGCGGAACAGAGTTAATGCTCGCTTCGGCTGCTAATATTTCCGGAAACATTCCTGGCGGGAATGTTGACGGTACAATAGATGGCGGAACATATTAAATAGGAGAAAACAATGCCAACACAAGTACAATTTAGAAGGGGAACGACAGTCCAAAACGACGCGTTCACTGGTGCTGAAGGCGAAATTTCCGTCGATACTACTTTAGATCATGTTAGACTGCATGACGGCTCAACACAAGGCGGGTTTAGACTTGCCAGATATTCCGAAATACAAGACGGAGATATCACAGCGGTCGTAGCAGGAACAGGATTAGCAGGTGGTGCGACAAGTGGAAGTGCAACGGTTAGTTTATCTCACTTAGGAATTGAAAGTTTATCAGATCCCAATGCAGACAGAATTGTATTTTGGGATGATTCAGCAGGAGCCTCACAATGGCTAACAGCTGGAACAGGGTTAAGTATATCAGGCACAAGTATTGCGGTTGGTACACTAAATCAAGACACTACAGGTACAGCAGCATTAGCAACTAGCATAACAGTTAGCGCTAATAATAGTACAGACGAAACAACCTATCCAGTCTTTGTGGATGGTGCAACAGGTACTCAGGGAGCAGAAACAGATACAGGGTTATCATATAATCCAAGTTCTGGACTGCTAACTACTACAACTGTTGCAGCAGCATTGACAGGTAATGCAGCAACGGCAACGTTAGCAGCTACAACTACAGCATTAGCAACAGCTAGGACTATTGGCGGAACATCTTTTGATGGAACAGCTAATATAGCAGTAGGTTTAGCAGCAACAGCGACAGCGTTAGCATCAGCACGAACAATCCATGGCGTATCATTTGATGGTACAGCCAACATAGATTTAAGTGAAGTAATATCTGATACGGTTGGAGCAATGGTTAGCGGAAATACTGAGAGTGGTATTACAGTAGCATACGATGATGCTGATAATACTATAGACTTCACAGTAGGAACACTTAACCAAAACACTACAGGTAACGCAGCTACAGCTACAGCATTAGCAACAGCTAGGACTATTGGTGGAGTATCATTTGATGGTACGGCCAATATTAACCTACCAGGAGTTAACGCAGCAGGTAACCAAGCAACTTCAGGACTAGCAGCAACGGCAACGTTAGCAGCAGCCGCAACAGCTTTGGCCACAGGTAGAACTATTGGATCGACAGGAGATGTCGTATGGACATCAGCCTCATTCGATGGTAGTGGTAACGTTACAGGTACAGCAACTATACAAGCAAATAGTGTCGCCCTAGGAACTGATACAACAGGAAATTTTATGACAGACGCGTCTGCAGGAACAGGTGTTACAGTAACACATACTCCAGCAGAAGGTTCAACAGCAACAATAGCAATTGGACAGGCAGTCGCAACAGACTCCAATGTTCAATTTAATGATGTAACAGTTAGTGGAAATCTAGATGTTAATGGTACAACCACAACAATAGATTCTACAAATTTAACAGTTACAGACGCGCTGATTGAATTAGCAAACGGCACATCAGGGACACCTGGTAATGACGCCGGTCTAATCATAGAAAGAGGTAGTGCAGATAATGCCTTCATCGGTTACGATGAGAGCGCAGATAAATTCACAGTAGGAACAGGAACCTTTACGGGTGCAAGCACAGGTAATTTAAGTATTACAGTAGGCACCTTAGTAGCAAACTTAGAAGGTAACGTTACAGGAACTGTAAGTGGATCTTCAGGATCGACTACAGGAAATGCAGCAACAGCAACAGCATTAGAATCAGCAAGAACAATTGGCGGTACATCTTTTGATGGAACAGCTAATATAGCAGTAGGCTTAGCAGCCACAGCAACAGCACTAGCAACAGCTAGGGATATAGGTGGAGTATCGTTTGACGGTACAGCTAACATAAATCTACCAGGAGTTAACGCTTCGGGTACACAAAACACATCAGGCTTAGCAGCAACGGCAACGCTGGCAGCAGGAGCAACAGCTTTAGCAACAGCACGAACAATCCATGGCGTATCATTTGATGGTACAGCTAATATAGATTTAAGTGAGGTTGTAGCAGATACAGTTGGTGCAATGGTTACTTCCAATACGGAAACAGGTATTACAGTTACATATCAAGATTCTGATAATACAATAGATTTCGTAATAGGAACATTAAACCAAAACACTACAGGCTTAGCAGCAACAGCAACAGCATTAGCAACGGCAAGGAATATTGGCGGAGTATCATTTGATGGTACAGCTAATATTGACTTACCAGGAGTTAACGCAGCGGGAAACCAAGCAACTTCAGGACTAGCAGCAACGGCAACGTTAGCAGCAGCCGCAACAGCACTAGCAACAGGTAGAACAATAGCATCGACAGGTGACGTTGTATGGACATCAGCATCGTTTGATGGTACAGGAAACGTTACAGGCGCAGCTACAATTCAATCAAACGCAGTAGAACAATCTATGATGGCTGATGACGCTGTAGGATATGATGAATTAGAAAATGTACAATCATTAATTATTTATTCTTCATCTCCAACAACTGCAACTGCTAATTGCAACGGTGCAATAAGTGGCAGTATAGCTTTAGTGGTTGATGGCAATAGTGGTACTATTGCAGTCGGAATGATTGTTTCAGGAACAGGAGTAGAAACTGATAATGCACCAAGTGTTATTACAGTTACCAATCAAAATAATTTAATTTTAAGTCATGCACAAAGCATTTCTAATGATGTAGCATTAACATTTACACAATCATTAAAGATATTGCGCACGGCTGGTGATGAATAATTACTGAACTAGGAATAGATTATGGCTTTAGCTAGCAGATCAGATCTACAGGACTATTGTCTAAGGAGACTAGGAGCTCCTGTGATTGAGATAAATGTGGATGAGCAACAAGTCTCAGACAGAGTCGATGATGCCATCCAATTTTGGCAGGAGTATCATTTCGACGGTGTCGAAAGAACTTTTGTCAAACATAAGATCACAGGATCCTTAGTTCACTTGACAACTAATATAGCAGACAACTTCCAAAAAAACGAAAAAATTGAGGGTGGCACAAGTGGCGCCCTCGCGAAGGTAGTGTCAGGCTCCGGCCAGGATATTACTATCGAAAAGATGGACACGAATAGTCCAGATTTTGTGGCAAGCGAACAAATAACTGGAAGTATATCCGGATCGGTTGCAACATTACACCCCACCATCTTTTATACACAGGGCGATATCGAAAAAGGATATGTCCCTATTAGTAATAACATATTAGGTATCACAAAGGTATTCAACTTTGGTGGTGCAGCAACCAACGTATCCAGAGATGGAGAATTGTTTGACTTAATGTATCAATTTAGAATGAATGACTTATATAATTTAATGGGAGCAGATATGGTTTATTATGCTGTGGTACAAAGTCATTTAACTACATTAGAAATGCTTTTAGCAGGCAGCAGACAAATACGTTGGAATAGAAAAACAGATAGACTTTATATGGACACAGACTGGGATAAAACATTTAACCCCGGTGATTATTTAGTAGCAGAAGCATGGGCTTTACTAGACCCGGCAGATTATCCAGAGGTATACGATGATATGTTTCTTAAGAAATACGCTACTGCTTTAATTAAAAGACAATGGGGCGCTAACATGAGTAAGTTCTCAGGTATTCAAATGCCAGGCGGTGTTACACTGAACGGGGAGCAAATATTTACCGAAGCCGCACAGGAGATAACGGTTATAGAAGAGCAGATGCAAAAGAGTTACGAACTGCCCCCACAATTTATGATAGGATAATGAAAAATGGCTACAAACTTTTATTTCCAATCAGGCCAAGGACAAGGACAAACAAACGAACAAAGATTAGTTGAAGACTTAATAATAGAAAGTCTTAAAATCTACGGCCACGACGCATATTACCTTCCAAGGACACTAGTCAATAAAGATACGATCTTTGATGAAGATGAGCTGTCTAAATTTACACAAGCATATCCTTTGGAAATGTATTTGGATAATGTAAATGGGTATGAAGGACAGGGAGATATATTTACAAGGTTTGGATTAGAAGTTAGAGACCAAGCAACCTTTGTATTAGCAAAAAGACGTTGGGAAGACATGGTGTTGACTTCTGGAGGCACGTTTACACAAAACACAAGGCCTTCTGAAGGAGATTTAATATATTTAGATAAAACAAAATCACTATTTGAAATTAAATATGTTGATTTCCAAAATCCATTCTATCAGTTAAACCAAATTTATGTATTTAGATTAACTTGTGAGCTCTTCGAATACAGTTCAGAGGATTTAGATACAGGCATTTCTACAATAGATGGAATAGAAACTAAATACTCTCAGGACATGTTAGAGTATCAGTTACAATTAGAAGATGGTAGTTTGTGGCTGAAAGAAGATACAGGATCAATAATTAATGAAGCATATCAAACAAGTGCATCTATTGAACCAATTGATAATTTAGACTTTGATAGAATACAATTCCTAGAAGGCATATTAGACTTTAGTGAGAAGAATCCATTTGGAGAGATAGGTGTTTAAAGATCAAACATTTTATCACCAGCACATACGAAAAGCTATTATTGCTTTCGGAACGATATTCAATAATATTAACGTTGAACGTAAAAATAGTGCCGGTGCAGTAGCACAAACGCTCAGGGTACCATTATCATACTCTACTAAGCAAAAATTTATGACAAGGATTGCTAGAGTTTCTGGTACAGATACAAGAGGCGAAGTAGCTATAACATTACCTCGTATAGGTTTTGAAATTATGGGGTTAAACTATGATCCTAGTAGAAAGACAACAGTAATACAAAGGAACAAAGCTGTAGGCACAGGTGATCGAGTAAATACAGTTAGAGTAGCATTTAACTCTGCGCCATTTAATATGAATTTGGCCTTATATATATTTGCGAAGAACCAGGATGATGGATTACAAATTGTGGAACAAGTTCTCCCATATTTTAATCCAGACTTTAACGTTACAATAAACGATTTACCTGAATTAAATATAAAACGTGATATAAAAATCACATTAGATGATGTTCAATATGAAGACGAATATGAAGGAGACTTTGCTGCTAGATTAAGTGTTATATGGACTTTAAATTTTACAATGAGACTTAATTTTTATAGCAACGTAGAGAATGTTGGAATAATTAAGAAAGTTATTGCAGATATATACAACGACCCAACCATGTCCTTGTCCTTGGCCAATTTAAGGAGTAACATAACTGCTTATGTTGATCCAGCTGACGCAAGTCCAATTGACGCATATTCATTTGTGGAGGAATTTGATGACAACTTCGAATAAAAATCCTTTTAACGATTTAGATAAAAAATTTAATACTAAAGAAGTTACCAAGGCACTAGAAAGAAACCTTAAAGAAAGAGAAGAGGAAAGGAATAAACAACTTCCTATTATACCAATGTCTGATGAAGACAAAGAAGCACTGCTCACTAAACAACAAGAGGAAGACTTCCAGTATGCTAGATCAATATTGAAAACAGCAGAAGGATACAACGATGAAGCCATACAAGGCATACTACATATTGCCAGAAACAGTGACCAACCACGTGCATATGAAGTAGCAGCCGGACTAATTAAAAACCTACAAGACAATGCTAAAGATATGATTGATGTACAAGAAAGACAGAAACGTGTAACAGCACCCGATCCTGCTGCTAAAGGGACAGTTAAAACAACAAATAATTTATTTGTAGGTAGTACAAAAGACTTGTTACGAGCATTAAAAGGGGAACCAGATCCTAAAATAATAAACGTAGAGAAAGATGACACAAGCGGAAGGAAATAGTTACCACGGCAACCCTAATCTTAAACCGTTAGCGTATCAGCACGATTTCTCTAAACATGAAATTGCTGAGTATGTTAAATGTAAAGAAGATCCAATTTATTTTATAGAAACTTATGTAAAAATAATTTCATTAGATAAAGGGTTACAATCATTTACTTTATATGATTGCCAAAAAGAAAAAGTAGATGTTATAATGAAGCATAGACGTGTTGTGATAATGGAAGGACGACAACAAGGAAAAACTGTGGTAGCAGCAGCGTGTATTTTACATTATACTATCTTTGAAGAGGATAAAACAGTAGCTATTATGGCTAATAAAAGTGCCGCTGCAAGGGAAGTGTTAAACAGATATCAAATAATGTATGAGAACTTACCTATTTGGATGCAACAAGGTGTTAGGACATGGAACAAAGGTGACGTAGAATTAGAAAATAATAGTAAGGTTGTAACAGCAGCAACAACAGCAGCAGCGATACGGGGTAAGTCTGTTAATTGGCTTTACATAGATGAGGCAGCAATCATACCTAATAACATCGCGGACGAGTTTTTTACTTCTGTTTATCCAACAATTTCAGCGGGAGAGACAACTAAAATACTATTAACCTCTACCCCGTTAGGGTATAATCACTTTTGGAAGTTCTGGAATGAGGCAGAGAAAAAACAAAATGGCTTTGAACACATGTTCATACCTTACTATGAGATACCTGGACGTGATGAGAAGTGGTTAGGAGAACAGAGACAGCTTCTTGGTGATGTTAAATTTAATCAAGAAGTTTTATGTGAGTTCTTAGGTTCAACTAATACATTAATTAACTCACAAACTATAGGTGCCATGAGTACAAAAGATCCTATATTCCAAAACAATAATTTAGACATATACGAAGAGCCACAAGAGAATCATTACTATGCTATTACAGTCGATACAGCCAGGGGAATTGGTGGAGACTTCTCCGCCTTTGTTGTTGCAGACATTACAGAAATGCCTTATAATATAGTAGCAAAGTATAAAGATAACAAAATTTCACCTATGTTATTTCCAGATGTTATTGGAAAGATAGGAAAAGATTATAATGACGCATTTGTATTAGTAGAAGTTAATGATATAGGACAACAAGTGGTAGAGATCTTACATCAAGAAATTGAATATGAGAATATATGTTATACAGTTACAGAACAAAATAGACAATATGTAAGTCCAGGGTTTGGTAAATCAAGTAAGAAAGGTGTTACAACATCAAAGCAAGTAAAAAGACAGGGGTGTTTTGCATTTAAATCCTTGCTTGAAGAACAAAAAATGTTGATATTTGATGAACATATCATACATGAAATATCAACATTTATAGAAAAGGGTAATACATATCAGGCAGACGTAGGCTATCATGATGATTTAGTTATGTGTTGCGTACTGTTTGGATGGTTAACAACACAAACCTTCTTTAAAGACATGACAGATGTCAACACACGAGAGGGGTTATACAAACAACAAATGGGTGAAATAGAACACAACCTAACTCCTTTTATTAGAATGGATGGACAAGAGCCAGAGTTTGAAGTAATCAATGGCGACTTGTGGTTATTAGAAGATGATTTTCATAAGAATGTAGATAAGAAAATGAGAAAAATATCTGAGCAGTATGCTCGTACTCAAGAAGGTAAAGTAACTGAGAAAGGAATACGGCGTACACACAAGGGCTAAGAGCTGTACATATAGAAATTGTTCTAAAAATTACAATTTATAAATAGTTGCGATGATAATAATTAAACTTGTGTCATTCATAAGATAAATAAACCGAGGAGAAAAACATGGCATTTCAGCTATCACCAGGTGTTCTTGTAACAGAGAGGGATCTAACAAGTGTAGTTCCATCAGTAGCTTCTACAATAGGCGCTGTTGTAATTGACGCACAATGGGGACCTGTAGACGAGATCACAACAATCGAATCTGAAAACGTTTTAGTTAGTCGCTTTTTTAATCCTGATTCAACAAATTATGAATCATGGTTTACAGCAGCCAGCTTTTTGGCGTATGGTAGTAATCTTAAAGTGATTCGTTCCGTAGATGTAGACACTGCAAAGAACGCAGGTTCAACAGCAGGCGTCTTAATTAAGAACGAAGATCATTATGAGAACAACTTTTCGTCAGGAGAAGGCAATAACGGCATGTGGGCAGCAAGATATCCAGGAGTCATAGGCAATACGCTTAAGGTTTCATTTGCTGATTCAAGTAACTTTGACACTAATTCAGTAGCATCTGTTACAGTTAGTGCAGGCGGATCTAGTTATACTAGCGCCGTTGTAGTTACTTTTTCCGCACCAGCATCAGGCGTTACCGCAACAGGTACCGCTGTAGTATCAAGTAATGCAGTACAAAGCGTTACTATTACGAACCCTGGTAACGGATATTCCAGTGCACCAACTATTACATTCAGTGGCGGAGGCGGAACTGGAGCAGCAGCTACATCCGTACTCGCAACAGATTGGACATATAAAGACAACTTTACTCGCGCACCTTTAACATCAACCCACGTAACGGCAGTGGCCGGCTCAAATGATGAGCTCCATATAATCGTTATAGATGAAGATGGATTGTTTTCAGGTGTAGCAGGTACAGTTTTAGAAAAATTCGAAGCAGTTTCAAAAGCTTCCGATGCAAAAGGCCTACAAGGCGGATCAAATTACTACAAAGACGTGGTTAATAACCAGTCTGCGTTTATCCGTTGGACAGACGAACCAGCAGGGGACAGCACTTGGGGCACAGCTTCAGCAGGAACAGCATTCACATCAGGATTTACAGCAGCAGAGTCTACTGACAGCCTGGCAGGTGGTGTTTCAGACAGCCCAGACGCTGGAGATGTACAAACATCTTACGCACTATTAGCAGACGCTGAAAGCGTTGATGTTAATTTAGTGATGACAGCAGGCTGGGGCAACGTGACGAAGAAGTGGGTACAAGACAATATTGCTAAAGTCAGAAAAGACTGTATAG